CCTCCGGGCCTGGGTGGAGATCACCACACCCTTCACCTCCGGGACCTCGAACCTGCTCACCGTCGGCTACGGCGCGATCGCCGCCGCCACGGCCGACGACTACGTCGCGACCGTCACCGAGGCCACCCCCGGCGTCTACGGTCAGCCGACGCCAGGCCTGCCGTTCGCCGCACTCGCCGCGGCCCAGGACGTCTACGCCTACTACACCCCGGGCGACACCGACGCGACGACCGGCAAGGCGCGGGCGTTCGTGATGTACACGCGCCTGGCCACGAACTTCTAGGCCCCGACGAGCAACGAGGAGACCGCACCCAATGCCACCCATGACCCAGGCCGAGCTGCTCCGCAAGGCAGCCGGCACCCAGGCCACGACGGACTTCCCGTCGACCGGCCTGCTCCTGCCCGAGCAGTCGACCGCGTTCCTCGATCTCGTCTACGACGCGACGCCGTTCTCGAAGCTCATGCGGACGGAGCGGCGCCGGTCGAAGTCGGGCACGATCGCCAAGATCGGGATCGGCGGCCGGCTGCTCCGCAAGAAGAGCCAGGGCGTCGACGACGCCATCCTGTCGAAGCCCGTCTACTCGGACATCGCCTACCAGACGGCCGCCAGCCGCCTGGACTGGGAGATCAACGAGGAGGTCTTCCAGGAGAACATCGAGCAGGAGGGCTACGAGGACCACGTCGCCCGCCTGATGGGCGACCAGGTCGGTCGTGACCTCGAGGACCTCCACTTCAACGGCGACACGGCCGACACGAGCTCCGACGCCGCGTTCCTCGACCAGAACGACGGCTGGCTCAAGCAGCTCGCGGCCGGCAGCTCGGGGGCCCATCGCGTCAACGGCGCGACGATCAACGGCGGCTACATCGAGAAGGGCCATTTCTTCGCGGCCCACGCCGCCCTGCCCAGCAAGTACTGGCAGGACGGGAAGATCAAGTGGATCATGAATCCGACGCTCTGGGGCGTCTACATCGAGTACCTGACGAACCGCGCCACGCCCGCCGGCGACGCGGCCCTCGTCGGCACGCTCAGCTCGTTCGGGACGCCGCTCAACATCGGCGCGGTCTTCGTGCCGTCGCTGCCGGCGACCCGGCTGCTGCTCGGCGACCCGAACAACTTCATCGCCGTCAACACCTACGACATCCGGCGCCGCCGGACGACCGAGGGCCGCGAGGCGATCCGCCAGGACAAGCGGTTCTACGCGATCTTCCTCGACGACGACCCGATCATCGAGACGACCGACGCGGTCGTCGACGTGTACGGCCTGATCGCCGGGATCCACCCGTAGCCATGGCAAGCACGAAGACGACGGCCGGGGCTCGCAAGGCCCCGGCCCGCAAGGCGCCGGCGAAGAAGCCGGCCGCCCCGAAGGCTGCGGTCCAGCCTGTCACGCCCGCTCGCACGGACGGCCAGGTCGATCTGGTCAGCCGCGCGGTAGGGACTCGCACGTTCCACGACGGCCGCGGCCTCCGCCGCACCGTCGCGTTCGGCGAGACGTTCACGGTCGACGCCGCCACGGCGAAGATCCTGCTCCGGACGGACCCCTCGTCCTTCCTGCGGGCCGCGGACGTTCCGGACATGGGCGAGCTCACCGCGGCCGCGGAGGCTCTGCTTCCGACCGGCCCGATCACGACGGCGGACCTCGGTCCGGGTGGCGTGATCGGCGCACAGGCGGGACCGGCAGCCGAGGCGACCCACGCCCCGACCGCCGAGATCGCCGCGACGACGGCCGTGGCCAGGATGCCCGCGCCGACGAGTACATGGGCCGTGCGGATGACAGCGGACGGCAGCGTCACGGCC